GGCTAATCGTACATACCAGTGTTGGTCATCTCTACCTTGTTGGTCTACAAAACTCCACTTTCTAAATGGTATTTCTTTAGGTTTAATCTTAGCCATTTTTAATATATTTAGTAATAAAAAGTACCGCGGCATACATTGCTAATCCATATATTGATACAAAGATTAATTCTGGTATATATTGAAATATAGTATGAATCGCTTCAACACCTGCTTCAACATCACTACCGCTACCACCGGTTTCAACATTAGAGTCAACCACTATTGTTTTTGTAAAGTCTCCTGTAACATCACCAATGTTTTGTTGGATATCTAAAGTATTATCATCCATTATCTTTTTGTAAAATCAATTTCATAATAAGAACCTTCATATTCAAATTCAATTGTTGAATGACTATACATATTACGTACAGTTCTTTGTTGTCTAGTCTCTTGCTTACAGACCATGGCTGTGGTAGTACTATTCTTTTTAGCTTCTTCTGCACCAATCGCTGCACCTATAATAGCTCCAGGCAGTTTACCACTGTCTTCATCTATAGCATCACCAACAACTGCACCGAAGATTGCTCCCCAAAATGCACTATTAATAAGGTCATCAGTATTTGCTACTTGTTGTTGTTCACATACTTCAATTGAATATGGTTCTAAATATACGACTTCTTTGTAATGGTCTGTCACTACTGCACCATTTTGTGCAGCGAAAACAGCAACTGCGAATAAACCAAAAAAGCCTATTAAAAATCCTTTAATTTGTTCTTTATAATACATCATTCTTTACTCCTAAATATAGGTACTTGATTGTACCAATCAATAAACATTGCCATTAAAACAGTAGCAACCATAATAATATATAATACTGTAAAACCAAGTATAAAAATCGGTAACAGTATTATAGTTAATATCCATTCTTTCCAATCAGGCATTTTGGAATCTCTTGGAAAATACAAATTCCAATTAGGCATTTTGGCATCTCTTGGAATTAGGATGACGTTTACACCTAAAGGTGCCATGACTCATACATTTTTTAGACAATACATTTTTATTAGCATCTCTTTTTCGTATAACATACGGTACCATTGTTTTACTCATTTTTTATCCTTAATATATTTTGGATGATTTGGATCATCTCGCCAAACAGCTTTTTCTTCTATATCTGTACTATGAACAACGTCAGGTAATTGGTCCCAAAATTCTTCTGGTTCCCATTTTCTACCAGATATAAGTCTAGTAATAATTTTATTTTTCATATTATTCATTTTCTATAGCTATTAAATACATTACTTCTGCTTCGTTAAATAAATTTCGAGCATTCTTATTTGATTTATCCCATGCTATATTATACTTTTCAGGCCTCATAGCAATAACCTTTTTAATACCAACTTGAATTACACCTTTAGCACATTCATTACAAATAGGTAAACCGTATATATACAGTGTAGAATCTTTTAAAGATACTCCATTAAGAGATGCATTATATATTGCATTCATCTCTGCATGTACAATTAATTCATATTTTCTTTCTCGGTTATTAAGTCTCTCCTCAGAATCTTTTATTCCTCTTGGGAAACCATTAAATCCTTGAGATAATATTTGACCATCACTACCTACAACTACTGCACCAACTTGGGTGCTTGGGTCCTTGGACCATGTAGATATTTCTTTGGCTAGATGTATATACTTATCTCCCCAACCTTCAGCTGTTAATAAATTACTCATAATTAAATCCCTCAAATTGTTGTTGTTTTACTGGCTCAGTCCTTACATTAAGAGTTTGGGCCGTATCCTCTACATCGTATAGTCTCATCTTAGCTCTATCTATACCAAGTACAAACTTTCTGTTTGCCCCTGTTGGATCATTATATCTATTCTTAAGTTGTTTAACCATTATTTGGTTTAAGTCTTCTAACTCATCAGTAGATATAAGAGCAAACATTAAGTCAGCCGTTGCCGGTAAACCAAATGATTCAGATGTATCTTCTAATCCAACATCAGATGATGCGAAACCAGATCTAGTGGTTTGTGTGGCTGTCAGGATAGGTACATTATACTCTACTGCTAAGCCACGCAATTCTTCTGCTATTGCTTTGACCATAATATATGAGTTGATAGCTCCACCCATAGATTTCATACGTGCACTTGAACAGATATTCAAGTAGTCTATACAAATTAGATCAGGTGTAAAATCTCTTTTAATCTTAAGTTCTTTAAGTAATGCCCTAAAGTGAATAGCACTTGCTGCACCTGTAGGATATTCCTTTACAATTAGTTTGCCCACACCTTTATCTGTGAGCTTATGCATCTTTTTATCAAACATATCTTTAGATAAATTCTCTAACTGATCAAGAGGTACATTCATAAGGTTAGCATCAATTCTTTCTGCGATACGTTCCTCAGCCATCTCCATAGTTATATATAACACATTTTTCATTTGTGTTAGAGCACCTGCCGCTACGTGACACATAAATAAAGACTTACCTACACCCGTACCTGCAAGGGCAACATTAAGAGACTTCTTGACTAGACCACCTTTGGTAATCGTATTAAATTTTTCTAAGTCAAATGGGAGATGTTCCTCTGCTCTATGATAAAATTCATAACGAGCATCAGAATCATCTACATAATCATGCCCCACTCTTAAGTCAAAGTTAACACCAAGAGCTTCAGCTAATACTGTAGGTAATGCATTCTTATCTAATGTTTCATGCTTACCCTCTATAATATTAATAGAGTCCATGATTGCCAAATAGATTGCTCTGTCTTGACACCACTTTTCTGTATGATCTATTAACCACTCTATAGTTTGCTCTCCCTTCTGAACACTGATCTCAGGAATAAGAGCTAATGAATCAGAGCCAACCTTAGGGTTATTTCTTAATTCAATACTTAGTGCATCAGCACTTGGTAATGCATTAAACTTATTAACGAAGCTAACAATCTCATTAAAGATTGCTCGGTATGGTTCTTCAAAGTATACAGTTTTTAAATGAGGTATTACACTTCTTGTATAATCCTCATTTAACATTAAGTTACGTAAGATTAGTGTTTCAATCTGCACTCTTAATCATCTCCGCATGACCTATTTCATATTTACGTTTTAGAAATTCTTTAAAATCTGTATTCTCAAATATAGGTTTCCAAAATGATTCCTTAAGTGTTTCAGCAATACGAACCTTTTTATCTTCAATCTCTCCAGTCTTCTTATCAACCTTTGAATACCAACCAATTGTAGGCTTAACTACATAACCACCTTCCATTGCTACATCTAATAAACCAGAATATGATTCAATACCACCTTCCCATGTTACTGATATAGGAATTTTAGATTTCTCTTTAACAAATCGTGATTTTTCTACATTAATAATAAAATGATAACCCATAATTTCTGTACCTTTTTTCTCTTGTTGTCTACCAAGAATCCAAATATTATCACTTGAGTAATAGATACCTGTGCCACCACTTACGATAGCCTTAGGAAATAAACCAATCTCTTGGTATGTATGATTAACAGCAAGTAATGGTATATCCCTCATTGTCAAATAAGGTGTGGTCATTCTAAATAAACCTTTAAGAGCTTTTGCTCTTGACATATCTGCTACAGATTTCTCACTCATAGTATCATCTAATTCTTTTTTAGAAGCAAGATTACCAATAGAGTCAATCATAATAATGACTTTGTCTTTGCGTTCGATGTTCTCTAATTGATTAATTAGATCAAACTTCAATTCCTCAACATTTTTAATTGGGCTATGGAGTACTCGGGAAGTATCAATACCGAACGACTTAAAGTATTGCTGGGGTGAACCAAATTCTGAATCATAGAATAATAGAACGGCATCCTTATATTTGTCCAAGTACGCTGCTGCTATTAATAATCCAAATGAAGTCTTGAAATTCTTTGATGGTCCTGCCAATACCGTTAGTCCTGCGGTTAGTCCTCCGTCTGGATCTCCAGATAACGCAACGTTAATCATTGGAACCTTCGTGGTTACCATCTCTTGATTAGAAAAAATCTTAGATTGTGCAAGAATATCAGTATCTTTAATCCTAGAATTCTTCTGTAATTTGTCCATTATTCCCATTATATCTCCTTACTTGGGTTGTATACTGTTTCAACAGCTCTACCATATTTTTCTTGTATTCCTTCTTCCTTTAATTCATTAATACGAGAATTTAATACACCTATTGCCGTGATTATATGTCCTGTTGCATTAGGTCTAACCTTAGATTCTAAAACTTCTACCTCTAATTCAAGTACTGTAATTGTATTGATACGTTCTAAATCTGTCATATCTTTCTCCTATTCTTAATATACTATTATATCATAAAATCGGTTAAAAGTACATACTCTTCACCAAATTGTTTTCGTCTATAACACTCAGGAGATATATGTACACTTGACATGTTCTCCATCTTTTCTTTAGCAAAAACTTTAGAGTCCATTGTTAACCAACTATCTGGATATTTAACTCTCTTTACACCAGTCTTTTCAAATGTTTCAATTACACGTTCTAACTGAATAACTCTATCTTCACGACTACCCCAAAATGGTTTATCTTTATAATAACCAGTCTTTGGTAATCTTCTACCCTCAAATTCTATCGGCCATGGAGTTGAATACTCTACTTGTATAGGTAAACTCTCTCCAAATCTAAACCAATCTATCCACATATCTCTCGGATCTACATTTAATCTACAAAGATGATGTCTTATATCAATGTTACCAAATGACATTGTAATACCTTTTAGATTATTACATTTCCATATATAGTCTTTTATATATTGAAAATTATTATTGATTTGACCGTTAAGTGTAAGACCATCTGTCTTAATAACCATACTACCATGTGGTGCAAATGCTGCTGTATGACTATCACCTATAGTTAACCATTCGGTATCTAAATCTGTGGATAGTAATGTTTTTGCAGACCAACACTTGGCTTGCACACGAGCACACCAGGCTTTATCCTTAACATCTTTTCTCTTAGCTAACATATTACCATACTCTGGCATAGGCATGTCAAGCGAATAAACTTCATTTGCTAATAGAAAATTATCTATTCTTTGTTTAAGTTCATCATTAAATCCACCGAATAAATTAAGACCACCACCAAAATTTACTCCATGGTCTACATAAATTACTTCGGCTGGGTCACCTTCATGGTTAATAGGAACATCTAAGTTCTCTGCCCACGTACGTGCCCAACCATATCCATGGCTATTCTTTTTCTTTGGTATCTTATTAAATGTACCTGTTATCATTTAAATGCTCTATTCTCATTTAAGTCACCCATGTCGTGCCATTCTCTCCAGCTATTTATGGAATCAAGATTAACTTTATCTAAGTTTCTGCTTAGTACTGCATCTGATCCTACATTAATAAATATAGATCCAGGCTTACCTTCACTTTCAAATAACTCCCAAGCTTTTGCATCATATGCACCAGTTGTGGGTATAGGCATTGTAGCTGCAATTGGTGTAGTTCTTAAAAATGGCATTGTTGCTGTTGTAAGTTCAGCTATACCTTTTTCGCCTTTATGCACATTACGTGCAACTGCTATACCTTTTGCAACTGCATCGGGCCAACCAATTTGAAGTGCGCGTACCATAGTACCGGTTGAAACAGCACAATAAATTTCTGTAGGGTCTTTACCTAAAGTGTTTGTAACATTACGACACATATTTACTAACCCCGCTGTTACCATCTCAACACCCGTGAGTCCAAATGGGAGATAGCTAGAATCATTTTCTTCAGCCCATTCTCTTGCATATTTATTGAGAACTGGCATAGCCGCGATTCTAAAGAATCTAGCATCTATATTATCATATGCAAATAATGCACCTTGATGATTAGATACTTTTCGTGATGCTGGCATAAAAAATGTAACGGTTCTATCATACATCTTTGCTAAACTCGCAATAGCATCTGGTGCGTGCACCGGCCAGCCTATAATATTTTATATTGGTAGTACATTATTTGATGGTGTTCCTTGTCTTTGTCTCCAACCAGATTCCCATCCACTATTATTAGTTATATCACTTGGAATGTGGTCATATGTGCCGTTACCTCTTGGTACATAATTCTGTCCAAATCTCACAAAGTCACACATAACATCTTCTAAATCTTTTGGTCTTCCGCCTGTACGTTCTCTTAGCATATCCATAAAATCATCTTCCTTCCAACCAGTAGATAACTTCTGCATACAACGAACAGCGTTTGCGCCTAAGTATGTATGTGAATCTGGGTCTACTGCTGTAGGATAATAGTCTGAGCAATCTAAAGAGAATGCTGTGTATTGGAAATTGAATCGTCTATGACCTGCAGATATATTATAAGCATTCATAA